CGGGCGGGAGTACTTTGATGCCCGCCAGGCGCAGGCCGACCTGACCACGGAGATTGTGATTCGCTACCTGGCAGGCGTCTTGCCGGAGATGCGCGTCGTCGATGGTGACCATGTCTACGATATCTGGAGCATCAGCAACGTCGAAGGTCTAAATCGGCAGATGGTGCTGCTCTGCCGGGAGGAGGTCAGCCAGTGATCATCGAGGAGGCGCTGTCTGCGTATCTCCTGGCGCATGCAAGTGTGGCGGCGCTGGCCGGGACACGTGGCTATCCTAACGTGGTGCCTCAGGAGGTCGCCCTGCCCAATTGGGCCTACCAGCGCATCTCCGGGCCGGAGCTTATGGATCATGGCGGAAATGCCAAATTAGAATCGGGGCGATTCCAGTTCACCTGCCACGGCGACGAGTACCGGGATGCCAAGAACCTGGCGCGAGCGATCCGGGCGGCGCTGCGCGGTTACCGCGGCCTGATGGGCGGCGCCGGCGGGGTCAATGTGGAGGGTATCTACGTTATCGGCGAGTACGACGGCTACAACGAGCAGTCCAGGGTGCAGACGGTGCGCCTGGATGCAGAGGTGTGGTACCGGCCGTGACGGATACAATCAGCTACAAGCTGGACGGCGCCGATGAGCTGGTCGAGATCCTGACCAAGTTGGGCAATTTGGCCTCGCAGGCACTGTTCGATGGCGCTATGGCCGGTGGCAAAGTGATCGCCGATGAGGCCAATCGCCTGGCGCCCGGCCCGGGTATTACCGTCGAGCCGGAGGAGGTTGGTCCGGGCTACGTGACGGTGGCCATCGGCCCGGAGAAGAAGAAGTGGTATTACCTGTTTGTCGAGACGGGCACGACCGAGCACGAGATCCCCAGGCGCCCGGCGAGCGAGCCGCCGATTGCTTTCGCCGGAACCGAGGGCGAGGTGTTCGAGCGGGCCATGCACCCCGGCATCGCCGCCAGGCCGTTCCTGCGCCCGGCGGTGGACGGGAAGCAGCAGGCGGCTTTCGACGCGGTCGGGAAGACGATTGCTGAATTTATAGATGCGGCAGCCAAATAGCTGCCGGAGGAGCGATAAATGACTGTACAAGGCGCTTTCGGCGTCAAACTCAAAATCACAATCGGCACGGTGCTGACGGCGATCACCAACCTGCTCAGCGTGCCCAACTTTCCCGAGCAGCGCAAGATGCTGGCGGACATGACCGCCCACCCCACCTCGGGCAGTACGGGGTACATGACCAAGATCGACACAGGGGTGCGCGAGCTGACCCCGTTCGAGGTCACCCTGGGCTGGGACGATGCCGATACGACTCACGCGGCGATCTTGACCGCCTTCGCTGCAACCGCAGCGGTCAACATGAGCATCGAGGACCCCGGCGGGGCGGAAGTGATCGCCTTTGCTGGTCATATCGAGATGATCGGGCGTCTGGCCACCTCGCCGGATGGCTACAAGGCGACGGTGCGCATCACCCCGACCGGCGCGCCGACCATCACGTAACCTGGGAGCTGACATGGCGAAAATAATATACCTGAGCCGGGAGGCAATCCTGGCGGCGGATGATCTGCCCGTGGAAGAGGTCGAGGTCCCCGAGTGGGGCGGCACGGTGCGCCTGCGCGCTCCGGACGCCTTCAGCTGGCAGGAGATCAACGCTCAGCTGAAGGATGCCGGGCTGGCGGAGGTGTACGTGATCGCCCTGGCGAGCATGCTGGTGGACGAGCATGGCCAGCCGCTGTTCAGCGCCGACCAGGTCCAGGCGCTGGCGCGCAAGAACTTCCAGGTAGTCCGCCGGCTGGGGACGATTGCCTTCCGCCTGGCCGGCGGCAGCCGCCAGGAAGTCGAGGCCATCGAAGAAAATTTCGAGGCACCCCAGGACGGCGCTTCGCCTTCCGCCTAGCGCTGGCCCTGGGGATTCCGGACGTGGACGCCATGCTGGCCCGTATGCCGGCGCGCCTGTTCCACGAATGGATGGCCTTCGCCCGCCTCGAACCACTGGCCGAGGGTCCATATCTGCAGGAGATGCTCATGCGGCTGGACTGGATGCAGCAGCAGCTGGCGGTCAACAACCTGATCCTGGCCAACGTCAACCGGGACAGGGAGAGGCGGCCTTACCCATATGAGCTCAGTGATTTCCTGCCGCATGCGGAGAGCAGCCCGGCTGAGCCGCAGGATATCTACAAGATGCTGCGCACCTGGGCATTGCTCAATCGCGGCAGGATTGCCGAGGGGAAGCAGATGAAATTATGACCGTTATTAAGCAATTACGCGCTCTACTGACCGCGGAGGCTGGCGACTACGTCAAGAACATGGACGCGGCCGCTAAAGCCGCGGAGAAATTCAAGGGATCCAGCAAAGAGGCGGAAAAGCAAACTAAAAGCTTCGGCGAGCGTTTCAAAGAAGCTTCGAAGCAATATTCCGACATCGTTAAAAACATCACCGGCGCAGCCGTCGGATTTGGCTTGACGATCAAGAAAGCCTTCGACTTCGGCGAAGCCGGAGCGAAGGTGATCCAGACTGGCGAATCGTTCGATTTCCTGATCAAAAAGATCGGCGCCACTCCGGACCTCCTGGATCGGTTGAAGACAGCCAGCCGGGGCACGATCAGCAATCTGGACCTGATGGCGGCCTCTTCTACATTACTGGCCGGCGCCCAGGGGAATGTGGCTACCGAGATGGCCAATGCCCTGCCGCGTCTGCTGGAGATCGCCAAGGCGGCCGAGAAGGCCAACCCGGCGCTGGGCAACACCTCCTTCCTGTTCCAGTCGCTGGCCACAGGTATCAAGCGCAGCCAGCCGCTGATCATCGACAACACTGGCCTAACGCTCAAGCTGGGCGAGGCTAACGAGAAATACGCCGCCAAATTGGGCAAGACGGTCGAGCAGATGACCGCGGGAGAGAAGCAGATCGCCCTGCTCAACGCTACGCTGGAGGCGGGCAACGTGCTGATCCAGCAGGTGGGCGGGACGACCGAATCGGTCGTGGATCCGTTCACCAGGTTGGATGCCACAGTCGAGAATATCAGCAACCGGCTCAAAACGAAATTCGCGCCTTCTTTGGCGACTGCCGCAACAGCGCTCGAGCTGATCATGACCTGGGATGAGCGCGTCGACGCAGCCATGCAGGAACATTTGGATACAGTGATCAAGACGGCGGGCAGTTATCAGGAATACGAAGCTGAGCTCAGACGCTCTGCGGGCGTTACCGGCCAGGTTGTCATGACCCAGGAGCAGTACAACCGGGCGATGGAGCAGGGCGGTTTTGCAGCCGGCTATGCCAGGAATGCCGTGATCCTTTTAACGGAGGAGGAACTCAGGGCAGATCGAATCAGGGAGCAGACGCGTGGTGGAATCGTAAAGACCCGCGGCGCTTTGTCGGAAATGGGCGATGCAGCAGGAGCTGCGGCGGAAGAATTGGGCAATGCAAATATCGAGCTCGTCAAGCTGGACAAGGCAAGGCTGGGTCAGGAGGCCGTCGAGCAGCTCAACGCGGCCTTCGACGCCGGACTGATCGACATCGACGAGTACCGTTTCCTGATGGTCGAGGTCGGCGGCAAGTTCCTGGAACTGCCGGCGGACCAGCTCACCGCCAGCCTGGCGCTGGCAGACCTCAAACAGGACTTCCAGGAGGGCGAGCTGACCGCCCGGGAATACTACAACCGAATCGTCGATATCGGCGTTGAGCTGGGGCTGCTTCCGGACCGGGTGGACGTCGATATCTATTTGAACACGCACGGCAGCATCCCGAGCGTGCCAGGGCTGCCCAGGGTGCCTGGCGCGCCTATTCCGCGCCAGTCAGGCGGGCCGGTGGAGCCAGGGCGCGTCTACCAGCTACACGGGCCGGAGTTATTCGTCTCGAACTTTCCCGGGCAGATCATCCCTAACAGCCAGCTTGGAGCTGCCGGCGGAGGCGGAATGGTTAATAATTTTTATAATTACAACTACAACAGCCAGGCGGCGGCGATGAACTGGGCGCAGATCATGACCCTGCGCGGCCAGCGCCTGGATAGGAGCATGAGCTGATGGCCGAGGTGCTATCGCTGATCGATCGTGGGGCCACCATTACAGCGCAGCTCAATGCGCCCGCCGCGGGGAATGGCAATTGGTCCACGCGCCTGGGCGGCTGGCAAACTGCGCCTGGACCAGGAGGGCTGGTGACCGAGACTCTGCAGCTCTTTGCCAGCGGCACGGACGCACAGATGACCAGCTCGATCAACAAGATCGACCTATTGATCCAGATGATGAGAGACTATTTCGCCAATCCGCTGGCCCGCTACGATCAGTCCGTCTGGCTGCATCAAAACGCGGCGGCGGAGAGCCCCAAACGCTCGCTGGTCTACAATATACTCTTTCAGCCGGCGCAGGAATTGACTTTCACGCCGCATCTGGGCCGCGCTTCAGTGCCCTACACGTTAGTGTTGGAGCGCCATCCTCTATGGGAGAACAACGCTGCCTCCACCTATTCCGGGAGCGCCATCTCCTGTTTCGGCGGCACGTGGCAGCCCAGCGTAGACACGGGCAGCGAGGACGGGCGGATCGAGAAGTTCGAGGTGCGAGGGCGCAGCGGCTTCACCACCCCGCTGCGCAGGATCTGGCTGGGGATCAAGCCCACCTACAGCGGACTGACCGGCTTCGATCCGACCTGGGAGCTGGAGCATGGATCGGTGTACAACGGAGCGACCAAGACAGCCGTGACGGGGGCCAGCGGCGCCGGCAATAACTGCGTGCGAGTTACCAGCGTGGCCAGCACTCTGACTAAATACGCCGGCATCACCGTGGCCAATCACGTGGCAGCCGTGGGCGGCGAATCATACGCGTATGCAGGCAAATTCCTGATATTGTGCCGCTGCAAGCTGGACGCTGGCACTGTGGCGCTGCGCATGTACCAGGGCATCACCGCCAGCGCCAGCCTGGGCGCCTATGTGCCCTCCGAGCCGGTATATATCAGCAACACGAATTGGAGATTGATCGAGCTGGGCGTAGTGCAGTTTCCCTTCTTCGGCCGCAAGGACGTCGATGGCTGGCTCTATCTAGACTATGAGGAGATACACATCTACGCCGAGCAAGTCAGCGGCACGACCGCTGCGCTGGACCTTGACGCGCTGGTGCTCATCCCAGCCGAACGCATGGCTATTGCCAAAAACACCAATACGTTTTATGGCAGCGTCTCCGATTTGCGCCCGACATCGTTTTTGACTCACGAGACCGAGGAGACCCAGTGCCTGAATTATTACGGCACGATTCCCATTCTGCGCCCGGAGGCGACCATACAGAACTTTTTTTATCCAATCGACGGCGGCATATTCGTGCTGTCGGCCGAGCGGGATGCCTCTCACGAGCTCGGCGATCAAGTTGATGCGGCCTTGTGGGTCTATCCACGCTGGAGGAGCATTCGAGCCACATGACCACGCCCGAATATACGCTCGAGCTTTTCACCAGCGTGCTGGACGGGCAGAATTTCCTTGTCAACGTCACCGAGCAGGCGCTGAATTACCGGCGCTCGATCCGCCTGTTCGGCGGCTACTGGCGCGCGACTTTTACCCTTGAGCTTGAGCTGGCCGACCTGATGCGCTGGTTCTACAATTATCTCGGCTGTCATTTCCAGGAGAGATCCGGCGGCGAGATCTCCTGGCAGGGACTGGTCTACGAGATGACACTGGACGATGGACGCGTCTCGCGCCGGCGCACACTGGACGAGATGTATAACCACGTGCGCGCCACCTATATCGACAGCAATCAGGCGCAACAGACCACTTCGGCGGCCAGCCAGGCCCAATCTATTGCCCGCTATGGCAGGCGAGAAAATATCCTGAGCATGGACCGCTTCGATCAGGCGCCTGCCGAAGCGCGCCGGGACGCTTTCTTGAACATCAACGCCTGGCCCTGGGCCCGGCCGGAGAGCGGTATGCTGCAGGAAGCCAGGATGCCTTCCCTATTGGTCGCTGCCTGCGGCTACGTCTTCACGGCCAACTGGCGCTATACGACCACGGCGGACAATTCAAACAGCACAATCTCGACCTGGCTGAAGGACATCATAGACACGGACTGCCAGGACTATCTGCGCTCGGGGCAGATCGCGAGCAACAGCACTGCGCTGAAACAGACGCTGGACGTGCCTACCCGCTCGTGGGACTTGGTCCAGGAGCTGGTCGAGCTGGGCGACTCGAGCGGTAATCCTTACCGCTGCTACGTCGAGAACGAGCGTTACGTGCGCTACCAGCAAATCGTCAAGCAACCTGATTACTACATTCAAAAGGGCCAGCTCACCAAGACGATCAGCGATGCATCCGGCGTCAATCCCTGGCTGGTCAAACCGGGAGTGTTCAGGGACCTCGATTACCCAATACGCCGCCAGGAGCAGGGCTCCTGGTTCGACGATGCCCGGGATTTCTTGACCGAAGAGATCAGTGTCGGCGCGCTGAGCGGCTTATCTTGGCGAGCGCTGGAGTTTGACGAGGCCGAGCTGCTGGCTGCCCAGCAGGAATATCAGACCTGGCTGGAGATGTTCGCCGGTCCGGAAGCTGCCGCAGAGATCGGCGGCGGGAGGATCCGCTGGGGGAAGATCCTGCGGTCCGAGGGGATCAGTTGGAAGGCCTTCCGGGCCATGTCACAGGCGCAGCGGTTAGCGCTGCGCAGGAAATATCCAGAGTGGGGGCACTGGAATTGAGATGGGTCTATTAGGCAGAAAGCCAATCGAGAGAGATGCTCGGGCGCTGCGCCCATTGATCCTGAGCAACCGGCTAACATTCGTTCCATTAACCACGCCGCTCACTTCGACGAGCTGGGACGGGGATGCGTATAGCACGACAGCCAAGACGCTGATCGATCTTAGCGCGTTGTTTGGCGCGCCGACGGGGATCAAGGCGATTGCGGTCAGAATTACTGCCAGGGATAGCGGGAGTGCCTCAGGCAGTGGATTATTCTTTATGTTGGCTCCAAATAATGTGGCAAACCAATCGGCGTTAACTGTTAGACTGGATGGAGTTCCAAATGACGGTTTTAGAGACGCTTCTGGAATCTGTCCATGCGATGCGAATGGTGATATATATTACCAAATACAAGCCAGCGGAGCGGGAACGCTGGATGCTTTTATAGTAATCTGGGGTTATTGGTTGTAAGCCGCAAGCCCGGGCCTTTCCGGAGGGGCCGGGCTTGGACGGAACGAGAGAGCTACCAATAAAACAAGTCGGCAGAAATACTGCCGCACGCGGACGCCGAGGTGGGCATTGCACCCGCTTTGCCGGGACCAGACCCCGGCTTTCGGCCTTTCACAGATGACATCCGGCTCTCGCTCATGGGGAGATTATAACATTTTACCCATATTTCGTATAGATTAAATATTCCAGTTCGCCACCGGCGAGGCCAGGCGGTGATTGGCGTCCAGGTCAGCCTGGGCGATGGCCAGGTAAGAGCGGACCATATCCAGGGTGCTGTGCCCGAGCATGAGCTGCAGGCTCCACGGGTCGCCGCCATTGCGCAGATAGTTGATGGCAAAGGTGTGGCGAAAGCGGTGCACGTTGACATCTGGCACCTCGGCGCGCCGGCCGATGCGCTCCAGGGTCTGGCGCAGGACGTGGCGGTCCAGGGCTTTCAGCTCGGTGGTGATGAAGAGCGGCTCGGAGGCCAGGGCGTCATGGCGCTCGTTTTTCAGATAACGCCAGAGGACCTGCCCGGTGCGGGGCGAGAAGGGCACGACGCGCTCCTTGGCGCCCTTGCCGAAGACGCGCAGGCGCCGGTTGCGCAGGTCCAGGTGGTGGATGCGCAGCTCGCAAAGCTCGCTGGCGCGCAGTCCGGTATCGATCAAAGCCAGAATGATGGCCCGGTTTCGAGCCGGGTTGGGCAGCGAATGTACGGTGAGGGCCTGGCCGGCGCGCCAGTACGGGCGAGACTTACCCAGGGCGGCAAGCATCTTCTTGACGTCGTCCTCGGTGTAGGGGACGATGGCGCGCTTCTCGGGCTGGGGGCGCTCGACGCGGCGCAGCAGGTGGCGCTCGGTCAGCTCCTCCTCGACGGCCCAGGTCCAAAGGGCGGACAGGCCGGTGTGATAATTGAGCAGGGTCTTCTTGGAGACAGCCTGGCCGGCGAGGAAGCGGCGCACGTCATTGGGGGTGATCTCATCCAGGGGCGGGTCGTTATCCAGGAAGAGAGTAAACTTGTTGAAGGTATTCTGGTAGTCGGCGATAGTCTTCTCGCTCAGGCGGCGGGCCTGGGCGGCCAGCTCGTAGCCGGCAATGGCTTCTGATAGAGATATATTGTTTTTCATCCGTGCGCTCTCCGGTTCTGATCAGGCTGTGCTGATAATATTGATTCCTGAGCCGATAATATTTTCCGGCACAGTTTTTTTATTCCTGACCGAAATCCGTGAGCGTTGCGGTGGAAGGGTGTTTGGCGGTTTTGTTGCCACTGCTCGCACGGATAGCCGATTTTCGTAACCGTGCGAGCAGTGGTAAGGTTTTGTCGGGGCGGGCGGATTTGAACCGCCGACCTCACGGACCCGAATCGGGTCGTTCGATTTTGGCCTGTGTGCACACGGATCGAGATATTGGGGAGACTTGGTAGCAGCGGTGTGGCAATCCGTGAGCGCAGAGGTTGATTTTCAATTCATGGATTTTTCAACCGATAATTGACGTTATCAGGCATATTTCTAAATTTCAATGAGCGATGCAAGGCGTTGTCATGTAATCAGAATATCCGATATGGAAGTAGATGTGTTTTCAGATATGGTAGGGGTATTGACAAATTTTGTAAATTGTTTATAATGATGTAGTTGTAATTTCTACTGATTACGAAGGTTCTACTACATGAAGCAGAAAATAGTTGTACGAGGGTTTTCATTAACAGATAAAGAGATCAAAGTGATCGAGCGAGTAAATCGCGAACGGTCTCTACGAAGTATGTCAGCAGCGTTGCGCCAGATTCTCGACGAATGGGATCGCTGGGTGCGTTACCGGATCACCGAAAAGGGACGGCAAACGCTCGAGGCAGAACAAGAAGAGCTCGCCAACGAAGTTGGCGCAGCAATAGCGGAATAAGCGGAAACATCCCCGGATGTCTACACGGGAGGACATCATGGCAGGGAAGTCTGCAACGATCTGTAAAAATGGAGGGCGAGATGGACGAGCTGGCAGGAGCGGCGCTGGTGCTTTTATGCACGATTGCGCCGTTCTTTATTCTGTTCGCCGCCATAGGCACGGTCGCAGCGTGCATGATCTCCAGCCAGATCAGCCAGAGGGAGGATGAAGACAAATGAGCGGCAATATTTCTGCCGACGTGAACGAGCTGGAGAACCGCTACGAGGGATACGCGAAGCTGCGCATGCGCAACGGGGACAAACGTTACAAGGCAATCATTGTTCTGGGTGGCCGGCAGCGCGGCACGCGGCGGAAATTCCGCCAGGCAACGAAAGCAATCGATTATGGTCACCGGCTGGTCACCAGGTGCATCCGTCGGCAGAATACTGCCGAGCTGATGGAGAGATTCCCGGACCAGGAGGAGCAGGGAAATGGACAGGCTTAAGCTGAATATCCAGGACATCCGTGATATCGCCGCGTTTCTGGTTGGGTTGCAGAACTTCCTGAACCTGCACGCGGTGACGGCGAACGGCGTCCTGCGCATTGCGCAGGACCCGGAATCGGGAGTGCCGAAAGCGGCGATCCAGATCATTAACAACACCTCGGTTCTGTACGACTATCAGCGGGTGAGATTGCGCGAAGAGGAGGAAAAACAGAATGAGCACGACAACCTGGAATAGTGGCGAAGATATCGACACCGGCGGCGGTGGCTGCGTGAGCTACGGCCTGCTCGCCCTGGCGGCGATTGGGGTCGCGATTATCGTCCTGACGATGATCGGGCCGATGCTGTCGTCAACTTCGTTGACGCCAACTTCGTTGACGATGTACACCTCGCTTGGCGTGGCGTACAGCCCGCACGCCGAGAGGCATGAGGAAGCCCCGGCGATTCGGGACTGCCTGGACCAGCGCGGGCCGTACATGGTGCTGAAGCACGTCTCGGCGCCGACGTTCTACCTGGTCTGCCAGATCGATAAGCTGACTTGGGGGCTGCAAGCGGTAGACGAATCCGGCGTGGAGAAGACGGCGTTCAGCCCGGGCAACGGCACGTTCCAGGACGTGATGGACTATCTGAATAAATTCACGAATAAATTCAAGGGCACGCTGCCCTGGATGAATGCGCCTTAAAGGCGGTGAGATCATGAGCCTGATATGTTTCGTTATGGCAATTGTTGGCCTGGCATTCTTTTTACTTATCATCGACGGTCTATGGAAGGAGGCGTGATGGAGCTCTCAGACCTGATGGGGAAAATCCCCGCTGATGCGCCATTTGTGGCCACAGCAACGGCTACGCTGGACGTAGCAGAAAAGCTCGAGGCAGAAATCGAGCAGCTCCGCCAACGCTGCCAGGCGCTGGAGCTGGAGAACGCGGCGCTGAGGCGGGAGCTGATCGAAGAACGCGTTATCGTGGCACAGCTCACCGAGCTGCTCGAGATCGAGGCGGCATGACTGCCGAAGACATGACGGCTGACCTGGTCCCGCTCTCCGGTAAAATAGTCACCCATGCCATGCACGTCTGGGCGGAGGCGTTCGAATTGTGGCTGGAGAGCCGGCCCTCGGACAACACCCGGCGGTCGTACCGGGGCGCCTGGCAGGCGTTCCTGGCCTTCGTGGACAAGGACCCCTGGCAGGTGGGCAAGACCGACGTGGCGAGATGGCTGGACGAGCTGCGCCGGCAGGGGCTGAGCAAATCGACCCTGCAGGTACGGGTGGCGGCGATCTCGTCTTTCTATATCTACGCCCGGGATGAATACGAGGTGAACAAACCGGACGGGACATGTGCCCCGCTGCACGATGCCAATCCCGCCGCGGCCAAGAGCCTGCGTACGAAAGTCAACCCATATGGCAAGGCGCGCTACCTCAGCACAATGGAGGCGCGGGCGCTGCTGCAGGCAATCCCGCGCGACACTATGCAAGGGCTGCGGGACTACGCCCTGTTCCTGTGCTACCTGGCGACAGGTAGGCGCAATTCCGAGGTGCGCACGCTGAAATGGGAGGCGTTCGAGGGCGCCGGGGACGGCGGCGCCCAGTTCGGCGAGCGCCAAGCTGGCGAGCGCGTCTGGTACAGGTGGTCGGGCAAGGGAAAGAGCGACAAGCGTTACGAATGTCCCTTGCCGGTATGGCAGGCAATCCATGCCTATCTGAAAGCGGCCGGCAGGCTGGAAGGCATCCGTTCCGACGATTTTATCTTCACCGCGCTGAGCGACCACGCCGCCAGGCTGCCGAATGTCAGCGGCAAGATTGCCGTCGTCAACGAAGTTAACGACAGGATTGCCGATGGCGAGACCTGGCGGCCCGGTTTGACGCCGCTCTCGATGCATGAGGTAGGGCGCCTGCTCAAGCGCTACGCCAGGCTGGGCGGGCTGGACCCGGGCAAGGTCAAAGTGCACACCCTGAGGCACACCGCGGCGATGCTGCGCAAGGAATCCGGGGCGAGCCTGGAGGAAATCTGCCAGTTCCTGTGCCACAGCTCGCTGGCGGTCACGCAGATCTATCTCCACGAGGTAGAGGGCAAAAAAGACACCTGCTGGAGCCGGGTGGAAGCCCTGCTGGGGCTCTGAACAGATAATACAGTTTATCGGCATATATAGAGAGTAGCATGAAATCGTCCCACCGTCTTTTTTTTAGGAGCGGAGAATGCCCATCAGGATCGAATCGGATTCCTTGTTTGGCTACATCCTGGCAGGAGTGGGCTGCCTTATCCTTATCATCATCGTTTTGAGTGTCGTCATATGGATATTGTTGCCGCTGGTTCGCTGATCGCATATGTATCTTTACCCCTCGCTCTGCTGGTCGGGATCCTGATCGGATATCTGATCTCCAAGGCCCGCACCGACCAGCAGCGGCTGGCCGAGCGCGTGCAAGCGCTGGAAGACCAGATGCAAAACAAGCGGCATACACACGCCACCATCAACGGGCTGGAGCAAGCGCAGGCAGTGGTGATCGACCTGACCTTCGAAGCGGAGGCGATGAACGCCAGGATCGACACGCTGAGGCGCTATTTGAACGTGATGCGGGAAGGCCCGCATGCGTTCCCGATCGACCCACCGGCGGGACGCAGGCCGGCAGGGATGGATAAATAGAAGGAATATTTATATGTGGAAAAAAGCGCCTCAAAATGTAATTGATTTAGCAGTAGAAATCATCAAGGATTTCCATCCAAATTTGGAGCAGGCAAAGATCGGGTTTTTATTTCGAGAGAAGGCGCCGATTAGCAAAGGTAAGATAACTGTTGGGAAAGCTTCGAAAGTGAATGATCGCACGAAGGTTTTCTTGGAGCTCGATTTTATTATCTGGATCGCTGAGGATTGTTGGAAGGAATTTTCTCCAGAACAGAAGAGAGCAATCATCGACCACGAATTAAGTCATTGTTTTATGGATGGGCTTATGCCGGTGATTTTACGTCATGATATCGAGGAATTTATCCATATTATTGAGCGTCACGGCTATTGGTCAGCCGATTTGCAAACACGCCAAAAAACCGGAAATGACGCTCGAATCATGGCGGCACAATTGCCAATGACGATGACATTCGGCAATCCTGCCGCCGAACATAAGCCATCGGGCAAGGTAGTCTCGATCGGCACTGAAGAAATCGAGAAATTGAATTTGACGTGATTTTTGAAATGAAAGGAGATATCGATGTTCGGTTACGGTTATTACCGAAAAGAAGAGGAAACGGATAACGAGCGATATCTGGAAGGCGAGCTCGAGCGCCACCGCCAGGCCGAGGAGCGGCGCAGTGCAGAGGAGGAGCGTCAGCGCAATGCTCGCCGGCAGGAGGTCCAGGAGCAGTTTCTGTGGGATGAGCGCCATGCTTCTTCCTGGCCGGAGGCGCTGAGAAAGCAGCAGGTGCTATTCAGGCGGGAGGCCAATCAGTGGATTG